GCATCGAGCCCGTGACGAGCGCGCCGTTGACGTATGCGGTCTGGCCGCTCAGGATGTCCCCCGCAGCCGCCGTCGCGTCCGAGGTGTCCGCGTCGTAGGTGCAGGAGCCCGTGATGGGCGCGCCGCTGCGGTCGTGGGCCGTGTAGCCGCTCAGTAGGTACGAGGGCGCCACGGTGTCGGCGGTCAGGTCGATTAGCACCTGGTTTCCGAAGATGATCTTGTTGTTGTACGGATTGCTGGCCATCCTATTCTCCAATCACGAAGGTTGTACCGTATGGGTTCGCTGTCTGGTAGTAGGGGATTTCGTGGACCGTCACGTCGTCGCGCATCGTCTTGTCCCGCGTTCGCAGGTACTGCTCTCGCCTGGCCGGCGTGACCTCGTACGGCCCCGAGTACCAGTCGATGCTGTGGCCCTCGATTATCTTCAGCTTCAGCCTGGGCTGCGAAGGTTGCAGCGAGAGGTGCAGCCTCGGCTGCGGCCTTATCCTAAGGTGCAGGCTCATGGCGCATCTCCTTCTTGTAGAGCTGCTCGTACACGTCCAAAACCCCTATGTCGGTGGCGTCCCGCTCCCCGTCGGAATAGAGCACGTTGACCTGGACGCGCGGGTTGCGGTCGTCCGCCTTCCCGCATGCGTTGGGAGGGTAGAACCGGAACTTGCCCGTATCCTCCTGCTCCAGGCGCAGGTTGATGGTGTCGTTGCCCACGTCCACCTCGGGCGCGTCCTGCTCGTAGCTTTTATCGACCCTGGCCGCGCCCTGGACTACAGAGGCCACTATCTCGGCGTAGCCCTCCAGGCTCCCCGATGGCTCGATTTCCAGCATCAGGCTCACGGTCTCGTAGGCGGTGAATCCTGCCGTATCGCTCATTCGGTGCCTCCAATCTTGACGTTCTCCAGTCGGCTGATGCGGTCTCGGTTCTCGTCGATGTGCTTGAAAGCAGTGTGCAGGTCGCTCTCCATCTTGTAGCTGCGCTCGACTATCCGGTTGTGCTTCTCCACATCCTTGCGCAGCTCGTCGATTAGCGTCTCCAGCTTGGTCAGGCGGTTGGTCATGGCCACGTAGCAGCCGAAAGCGGCCACGATGGCGGATATGACTCCGCTCGCTATGGGTGCTATCAGGTACTCCATGTGCTGTCTCCTTATGCGTGCGCGAAAGTTATGTTGAAGGGCAGCCATGCGCTGGTCGGGCACGCTCGGTATCCGACCTCGTTGCGGTAGCGCCGCATTGTCACGGTTCCGTCGCTCAGTAGCTGGATGTTCCAGATGCAGGTGCCAGAGCCTTGCATCACTTCCTGGATTTCGTCTATCGGCCTGCAACCTTGGGGCAAGGTGCCTATGAGCATGGTTCCCTGCGCCGCGATTTCCGATTTCGGCTTTACCGCCCCGCATAGGTTGACCATGCCGCCAGAGCGCACGTAGAACGGCGTTCGGGCGGTTGTGTAGACCTCGCATTCGGAGCTTAGCGGCAGGTTGGTCTTTGGCGTCGAGGGCATGTTGCCCTCGTGCCAGACCGGATAGCCTGTGCCCCCGTCCACCACGCTGAAGCCCGCAGCGGCCACGATGCCGTTGCTGTTGACGCCTCCGAGCGTCTGGCTCGCGCTGACTAGCTGGGCAAGCGCGCCCTCGACCGTCTGCGCGGTGGATAGCTCGGCCTTGACCGACTGCGCCAGCTCGTCCACGGTGATGGCATAGACCCTGGCCTGCAGGCTGATGCCCATCTCGCTGTCGATGATCGCGCCGCTGTCGCCCAATGCGGGCACGTAGCCGCCCGCCCTGGCGTACCGCTCCACCAGCCGCACGTCGTACTCGGGCGCTGGGCGCGTGTACTTCTCGATGATTCCCAGACCCCAGGCTTTCAGGTCGGCTGGCTCGGTGATTTCAGGGTTCTCCACGTAGAGCGTCGCGGTGGGTTGCGGGTCGCCCGCCATCTCGGACGCCTTCTGCGAATCCTCCAGGTACGGGATGCCGCCGTTGACGCTGGTAATGTCCACCTTGCGCCCGTAGCCGCCCGCGTCCGTCTCGGTCGCAGCCCCCAGGGGGATGATGCGGCACACCTCGGGGCCGTCGGCGGTTTTGCGCTCGATGCTCTCTATCTCGGAGCTGCCCCAGTAGAAGGTGAACGCGCCGTCCTGCCCGATGCGGTTCAGCAGGTTGACCGTGCGCGTTCCGTTCGCGTAGTCGCACGTGACCTCGCCGCCCCAGTTCTTCACCAGCTCGGCAAGCCCCTCCCACGCGCTCATGCGCCAGAATGACGCGCTCGCGGTCGTCGTGGGCTCCACGGTGCCGATGGCGAAGGCGTCCGTGTCCGTGAGCAGCGATTCCAGCGCCTGCCTTGCCGTCTTGTTGCTGGGCATGGTGGAGCTGGTCACGCCGCTGAGGATGCCCTGCAGGCTCCACACGCAGCGGTAGGTGCGTGCTATCAAGTCCTGGCTATGCGGCTCGCTGCCGCTCCAGACCGTGTACTCGCGCGTGATGCCGTCCACGTCGCTGGTCACGTAGACCAGGTCGCCCTTCTCCAGCTCGCGGGTCGTTGTGATGTCGATGTAGTGCTCGCCGTTGACCTCCTGGCGGCGCGTGAGGCCGAGCACCTGCCTGGTTCCAATGAAGCCAGTCGAAGTTGACAGTGCTACCATACAGACGCCTCCTGCCATGATAGCGTTGCGCTGTCGATGCCTAGCGGCAGTGACGATTGGTAGCCTACGACGAACTGAATCGAGACGGTTCCGGTCGGCAACGTTTCCAGGAGGGTGTTTGCGGCCCCTGCGGTGAGAATATACCTGACGTTATTGGCCTCGGACGGTGCAGGCGTCATGTTGAGCGACATGTTGCCCGAGTCTATGACGAACGATGCGGGAGGTATTGTCCCGGTTCCGCTTGGGCTTATCAGCTTTGGTGTGACGCCTATGCCGTGCCACCCGATTTCGCCATCAAGAGGCGTGGCCTCGAATGAGAGCACGTGGTACCCGCTCACGCGGCCTGTGTACTCCGTTGTCGATTCGAACTCGACCTTGTAGGAGGGTGGGTACTCTCCACCAACTTCGATATTTGTTATTACGTGGATGCTTTCCGTTATAGACCGGTTGCGCACAGCGCAGCCCTCTGGCACCACGAACTCCAGCGGCAGCACGAATCCGTCCACGTACTCGACGGGCTGCAGGGCGCAGTTGGCCGATGCGTCGAAGTGGTAGCCCTCGGTCATGTTGGGCAGCACCAGCTCCTGCTGGCCCTTGGAAAGCTCCGCCGCGAGCTGGTTCATCTTCGCGACGATGCTGCCCCTGTCGCCGTCCAGCGCGAGGTTGAACTTTATCTTCGTCGCCCCCCTGCGGAAGTTCGCCAGCACGCCGCCGTCGTAGCCGTCGGGCTGCGAGACCTTCGTCTCGAAGCTCGCGTACTCCACGGACGGCTCGCCGACCACGCCCAGGCTCTCCAGGTCGAGGTTGCCGAATGTCGCTGCCATGCTAAATCCTTCCCGCTAGCTGCCTTTGCACCTCGGTGCCTATCTTGTCGGCCAAGGTTCGGATATCCATGTCGCTGGATACCGTCACGTTGTTGCCCGTGATGTTGACCACGGGCGCCTGGTTCGTCCCGTAGGTGGTTCCGTACGATGCCGCGAGCTGCCTTGAGGCGTAGTCGCTCGAAGAGAGCACGTCGGCGGACTCGCCAGCCTGGATTACGCCGTCCACGACGCCCTCCATCGCTGCGACCACTGACGAGGCCTCGGCCTCGATGCCCTGGGCGAAGCCGATGCTGGCGTACTCGCCGATTTCGTGGAACACGCGAGACGGCGATTTTTCCGCGAGCTTCCTTTTCGCCGCTGCAACCGCCGCAGCCGCAACATCAGCGCCCGCGCTCGACACCTTCCAGCCTGCGCTCCGGATGCCGTCGGCGAAACCCTGCGAGGCATACTGGCCCGTTCCGTAGAACGACACCGAGCCCGCGCCGCTGCGCCCGCTCCTGGCGACCGCCGCGCCCGCGTTGTAGACGGCGCTCTTCTTCGAGTTGATGCCGCTGGCCAGGTTGTTCGAAAGCCCCGTGCCGCCGCTCTTCATGGCGTTGTAGCGGTTGCGTATCTGCTGCACGGAGTTGTTGGCCGCGTCTGTGTACTTCTTCTGCACCTGGCCGATGTTGGTGCCGACGCCCGAGACCAGGTTGCTGGTCAGGCTCTTGCCGCCCGACAGGAACTTGGACGCCGAGCCCGTTATCTTGCCGATGGCGCCCGTGATGCCCTCGCCTATCTTGGTCGCGATGCCGCCGATGGCCCCCGCTATGCCCGCGATTATCTTCTTCACGATCTCGCCGCCCTTGGCCAAAAACTGCGGCAGGTTCTTTGTTATCGAGGATATGCCCTGGGTCATGCCCTTGGCTATCTCGGTCGGTATCTTCACGATGCCGCGTGCGATGCCCGCGACGATCTTCAGCACGATTTCCGCGCCCTTGGCCAAAAACTGCGGCAGGTTGCGCGCGATGGCCGAGAGGCCGTTCTTCAGCCCCTCGCCCAGCTTCCTCGCCACCTCGGGGCCGTTCTTCGCTATGCCGCTCGCCAGCTTGCCCATCAGCTCGCGCCCTTTTGCTAAAAACTCGGGCGCCTTCTTCACGATGTTTCGGGCGAGCTGAACCAGCGCCTTTGCGAGAGCGGCCAGGATTTTCGGGGTGTTGGTCACGATGGCCTTGACGATGCCGAGCACCATCTTGCCCGCGTTGGCGAGAATCTGGGGCGCGTTCTGGATCAGCGAGTTGCCTATCGTCTCCAGCATCCGCCACAGCGCGTCCTTGATTTTCGGCCACGCGGTCTGGACGGCCTCGGCTATCTTGCCGAACAGGTTGTCGCCCTGCACCAGCATCTCGCCCGAGCCGTCCGCTATCGCCGTGAGGAAGCCGTCCACCATCGACGCGAAGTTGTCTATCGCGGCTGGTATGCCGTTGATGATTTCTACAACGAACTGCTCGAAGAAGTCCATGCCCGCGCTGACCAGGTTTCCGAAGCCCTCGACCACTGAGTCCGCCTCGATGAACGCGCCCGAGACGGCCTGGGCGAAGGGTACGATGTAGTCGCTCAGGACGTTGGAGAACGCCGTCGCCACAGGCTCGAATATCTCGCCTGCAGCCAGTGTGATGTTCTGCCATGCGAGGTCGATTTTCTCGGACGCGGTGAGCGTGTCCTTGTAAACCTGGTCGAGCGCGCCGCCGCTGCCGTCCACTATGGCGTCGTACATGTCCTCGAAGGACAGCTGGCCCTTCTGGGCCGCGTCGTACATGGCCATTCCGCCCTTTGCGCCGAACAGCTCGATGGCGTCCGCGCTCGTCACGCTTCCGTCTGCCACGCCTTGCACGAAGTCGGCGAATCCGTCCTTGGCGCTCTTGCCCTCCTTGGCCCAGTTGGCCACGCCCTTCTTCATGGCGGCCAGCACGCTCTGGCTGTTGACGCCAGCTTTCTCGAAGCTGGCGAGCATTGCTATGCTCTCGTCGGTTGACAGGCCCAGCTCCTTGAAGCTGGCCGCGTTCTCGTTGACGGACTTGGCCAGCTTGCCCACGTCGATGCCCGCGGCCTGCCCTGCGACGGTCAGCTTGTCGAGCGTCTCGGCGTACTTGTCCGAGCTGATGCCCGCGTTGTTCATCATGCGCGAGATGTCCTGGACGGCCTGCGTGGCGTCCTGGCCCGTTATCTTCGCGTACTTCATGGTCTGCTCGGACGCGCCCTGCAGGGCGTCGCCCGTCAGCCCGAAGCGGGTGTTCAGCTCGCCCACCGCCGAGCCTATGTCGCCGAAGTCGCCCACGACGTTCTGCGAGACGCGCTTGTAGACGTCGGTGAGCTGCTTGGCCTGCTCGCCCGTGGCCCCCGTGGCCTTGATTACGTTGTTCGCGCCCTCCTGGACCTTCTCGAAGGCCTCGAAGCCCTTCTTGCCTATCATGGCGAGCCCCGCGAAGATGGCGGCGGGCGCGACGAACTTGGCCAGCTTCGCGGTCAGCCCGGCCATTGCGGCCCCGCCTGCCGCGAGGCCCGCCTTTGAGCCTGCGCCCGTCAGCTGCTGCGTCATGGCGTTGGCCACGTTGGTCTGCGCGCCCTTGACCGTGGGCATGATGGTCACGAACGCGCGCGCTACCTCGGTGCCTGCCATGTGCAACCTCCTAGTTGGACTTCCACCAGGACCAGAAGTCCTTGACCTTCACGGCGGCCCTGCCAATCACGCGCCCTGCGCTGCGCCAGGGGCGCGGGTAGGGCTTGGGCTGCTTGGGCCGCCTCTTGCTGTTGATGTGCGCCACGTTGACGTTGAGCACGGCCACCAGGTCGTACAGGTCTGCCAGGAGGGTGGCCAGCTTGAACTCGCTGGACCACTCCATGTTGTCCTTCAGCCCCTGCACGGCCCTGAAGGTTGCCGTGTCGAGTCCCATGTGCGCGTTGTAGTGAGCGAGGGCCACCACGCCTGGCGGTCCCATCGCGAAGTATTCGTCTAACGTCCGGCCCGTCTGCACCATCACGTCACGCTCGAACTCCGAGCCGTAAAGGCGTATCGTGCGGGCGAGCCCTGCTATTCCCCCGGGGTCGCCCCCTGGGCGTTGCTCTCCTCGGCCCAGGCGTTGAATATCTCGGCGACCTGGGCGCTGGTGAGCTCGTCGGCCTCGTCGCCGACGTAGCGCCGCAGCAGGTTCAGCTGCAGCTTTGCGGATTCCGCCCCCTGCGCGTCATCGTCAAGCGTCGCTATCTCCGCGAACTTGACGGCCACGCTCATGGGCATGGACGCCGCGAGCGGCATCCTGTAGACCTTCTTAGACTTCCCGATGGTGAACTCCATGAACTCGGGCGAGTCGTTTCCGAACTTCCTCACGTGCGGGCCTCCTTCGCTATTCTTCGTCTTCGGCGGTCTCTTCCGCCTGCCCGTCTGCTTCCACGGGCTCTTCCTTCCTCTGCCTGCGCTCTTCCTCCAGCGGCTCCACGAGGGACGGGTTGGCCTCCACGATAGACGCGATTCGGCGCGGGGGCAGGTCGATTACCCGCCCCTTGCCGTAGAGCTCGCCCGTCTTGGCGTCGCGGAAGGTGCGCAGCACCTTGGCGCGCATTACGCGCTCACCACGCCGTCATCGAGGAAGACGTGGATGCTGTTGCCGGTGCCGTCGTCGTAGGCCGAGACGGTCACGGGCAGCGCGATGGCCTCGGATGCGTTGAAGGTGATGGTGTCGAGGGTGGTCACCTGGCCGTTCGGCACGATGATGATCACCTTCGCGTCGCCGTCCTTCATCGCGAATCCCCAGGACTTGGGAGGGGCCATGTGCGCGCCCATCTTGATGTGAAGCTGCTCGCCGTGCGTGGTGGTGGCGGCAGTCACGTCCACGTAGTCGTCGCCGATGGCCTGCTTCCAGGAGGCCTCGTCGCTCTGGATGAGCGAGAAGCCGATGGTGCCGTCGTAGCTGTCAAGCAGCTTGCGCACGATTGCGCGGCCCCACTCGCGAATGTCGGCGGTGCTCATGTCGGTGGACAGCTCCAGTCCGTCCTCGGACACGTAGCCCGAATCGCTCATGGCGTCGATGGCCGTCTGGGCATCGGCGAACGTGGTGGGGATAGTGGTCAGAATCTCGCCGGTGCGGATAGCGCCGGTGGTAGCCTGCTGGTCGGGGGAGCCTACCAGCACCTTGGCTGCGTTGAGGGGCATGTCTAGCCCTCCTTTCTGTCATGGGCCACCCGCGTCGTGACGTACGCGTTGAACGTGCATCTCGGCAGCGTCGGGTGGTCGGGGTCTGTGTTCAGGTAGGGGAGCGCGGTCGCCTCGGCCTGGTAGCACGGCACGCCGCCGACCGCATGGCCGGGGAGCGCGCGCAGCCATCTGGTGACCTCGCCCGCGAGGATGGTCGCCTCCGCGTCGGTCGCCGCGTAGCAGTCGAAGCTCACGGCGTGGACGTCCTGCACGTAGGACTGCTCCTGGCCTCCCGTGCGGGTGACCAGCACGCCTCCGTCCAGGTCGTGCGGCACAGGCGGCGCGAAGGCGCGGATGCCGTCTGCGTTGAGCAGCGCCTGCAGCGCGTCCTCCACGTCGATGGTCCGGCAGTTATCCACCGTTCACCACCCTCTCCAATGTCTTGTTCCGGGCCTCGTCCAGCTTGGCCTCGTAGGTGTCCGCAACGACGAAGCCGCCCACGCGGCCTCCGCCGAAGCTGAGGTACGCCTCTTGGTAGACGTACCCGTCGCCCGCCATGTCGGCGATGCGCTGGCCCTCGGCGTCCACCAGGGCCTTCACGCCGGGGCTTCCGAGGATTTCCCGCCAGCCCTCGCTGATGTGCTCGATGCGGACCGTCTTGGCCATCTAGCCCCTCCATTCGACTAGCGGGGCCTGCATGTGCGTGACCCTCCCTGTCGGGGACTTCCACGTGTACGGCGCGCCATCGACTTCGAAGGTCGCGCCGTGGTGGTTGATGCGGTCCCCCGCCTGTATGTCGGATTGCGGCGGGGCGTAGAGCGTCCAGCGGTCGGTCTCCTGCTGAGCGCGCTCGAAGTTGCGCGAGGTGGATGCGGGCTGCACGGAGCAGCCTCCCACCGTGTGGGTGGTGGCGTTCGCCCAGTCCCGCACCTTCGTCCCCCTGGTCTCCATCCACGGTGCGCGGGTGACCTTGACTGTATCGTCGCACCAGCTATGCAGCATGGCTGCTCACCAGCCTGTACGGTGCGATGGCTTCCCTGATCGCGGGTGTCATGGCCGCCGCCACGGACGCTGATGCGGTCGAGTAGGACACGCTCACGCCACCCGCGCTCTCGGATGCGACGCCCGCAGGTGCCGCCAGCGCGGCCTCTGCGAGGTGGATGCACGCCTGCGCAATGTCGGGAACGGCGGAGGGGTCGAAGCCCGCCTCGTAGGCCACCTCGATTCCCTCCCAGCGCCCCGTCCAGTTGCGGAAGCAGGCGCGGCGCAGCAGCCCGTCTGCCCTGGCCTCGTACTGGCCTGGTGACAGCTCTGCGCCGTTCTCGCTCACGCTCTCGATGGATACGACCATCTTGGCGGGGATGGCCGCCACGCGGCCCCTTGCCGTCAGCTTCGCCGTGCAGCCCAGGACGGGGGAGACGTGCCATCCGCAGTAGTTGCGTATGGCCGCGCTCGCCGCTGCTATCGCGGCGTCGGTCCCGCCGTTGCAGTCCCACTTGTAGCCCGTGGCCGCAGCGAACTCGTCATCGCCCACGAGCGGGGGAAGGTCGTCCACCTGGTATCCCCACGGCGTCTGCAGCATGTCCGCTCCTTTACTTCGTGTCGGCCTTGCGCGCCTTGTTGGCTGGCTTGGCCTGCTTCTTCTTCGGCTCATCGTCCTTGACCTCCACCGCCCGGGCGGGCTGCTTGCCCTCCTCGAACTGGTAGGTCAGGCCGTCGAGCATGTACCGCTTCAACATCGGACTAGGCGATCTTGACGAACGCTGCCGGGACGCGGGTGGCGAGTGCGAGGCGCTCTTCCACGATGACCGTCACGCGGTTGCTGATGCGGTCGTCGTGGTCGCCCTTGACGACCTCCACGCCGATGCCGTCCCCGGCCTTGGTGACCACCGATGCGCCTGCGCGGAACGCGCCGACAAGGACGGTGCCCTGGGCGACCGCCGTGGTGACCACGGTGTTCAGGCCCCAGAGGCCCGGCTGCTGGGCCATGTTGCCGTTGCCGTACGGCCCGTAGAAGTAGCCGCCGCCGTAGTACTGGTCGTTGCCGTCCTTGGCCAGGCGCAGCGTCTGGTAGTCGGCGGGGTTGATGACGATGGCGTCCGCGTCGTAGTTCGTGGCGCTCTTCACGTTGGTCATGGCGATGAAGATGTCGTCGGCTGCGAGTGCAGAGCCTGCGGGGGCCAGGGTCTGGATGCCGCTGGTGCCCAGCAGGGTGGTCGCCAGGTAGTCCTCCACGGCCTTGTCAAGCTCGAACAGGCCGCGGTTGTCGATGGAGGACGCCAGGAAGGCATTGTCCTCGATGAGCTCGTCGGTCTCGTAGTACCAGCCTGCGATCTTCTGCAGGCTCACCGTCGCGGGCTCGTAGGGGATGTGGAACTGCGGCTTGACGGCGGTGCCTGCGGTCGGGCCGTCCTCGGCCACGGGTGCCGGAGCGCCCTCGGTGGCGCCCATGACGAAGTACTTCAGGGCCGTGCCGCTGATGGTCTCTGCGCCGAACAGGCCGCGCAGCTTCAGATCGCGCGGGATGTCAACGACGCGCTGGTCCAGGACCTCGATGGGGACGCTCATGTGGACGTCGGTCGCGGCCTTGAAGCCCATCTTGCCGGCGCCCTTGGCTGCGCCTGCCTTCATGGGGGCGAAGTCGATGCCCTTGGCGAACTCGCCCAGGCTCTTGGGCTGCTCTGGGGCCTTGGCGGTTGCGGTGCCGAGGCTCTTCACCAGCTCGTTGGCCATCTCTGCGGCCTCGATGCGGGCCTGGATGGACTTGGCGTCCTCGATGGCCTCTGCGAGCTCGTCTGCGGCCTGCTCGTTGCCGCCCTCGACCTCCAGCTTCAGGTCGCCGATGATCTCGACCTTGCCTGCCAGTTGCTCTTTCAGGTTCATGTCTTTCTCCTTCTAGTTCAGGAATCTGTCTGCTTCGTCCAGCAACGCCTTCACGTCCGCGTCGCTCCGCTTCGGCTCCTCCGCGTTGGCACATGGCTCCTCCGCGTTGGCCTTGGCTGGCTCGTCGGCTGGTGCTGCATCGGCCAGAAGGCCGTTGACGATTGATTGGGCCTCGGCGCACTCCCCGGTTATGTCCTGGAGCTTGTCGAGTAGCTCGCGAAGCGACTGCTCGTCCTTCGCGCTGTTGCGCCTGCCCGCCTTGGCGGACTTCACGTCCACCACCTCGGCGTGCTGGTTGGCGGGAATCTGCACCAGGCTGACCTCGTAGAGGGTCAGCTCGCGCAGCTCGTTGGCCTTGCGCCCGTCCTCCAGGGTGACCTCCCCGAAGTCGGTGCAGTCGAACGCGAAGCTGAACTGGTACAGGCGGCCCTCCTTGACGAGCTTGCGCACGTACTGGGCCTTCTCGTTCTCGGCGTCGAACTCGGCCTCGATGAGAAGGCCGCGCTCGTCCTCCACGGCGGACACGACGCGCCCGATGTTGTAGGCGGGGTCGTCGGTGCTGTGGCCGTAGAGCAGCGGGATGTACACGCCATCGGCGCGCTTCTCGTCCCACTCCTCCAGCGTCTTGGCGAACGCGCCCTTGGCGATCACGTCGCCGTAGCTGTCAGGGTCGCGGTCGAAGGTTGACGCATAGCCGGTGACGGTTCCCCCGTCCACCATCGCGGCGTCTCGTGCGTCCTTGAATTGCGCCATGCTGTCTCCTTTCGGGTCGAAGAAAAAGCCGCCCTCTCGGCGGCTCTCATGGCTTCTGGCGTATGTTTCCGTATGCGTTACGGGATGGTTATCTCCACCTGACACTGGCAGTTGGCTATGTCCGCCACGTCGAGGGCGTCGGCGTCGCCTGGCCACTCCGCGCCGTTGCTGAAATCGCTGTCGTAGGGGACGGTCTCGCCGTCCATGGCCGCATGAGACGGCCTCGGGTTGCCCGACGTGACCACCCACGTCTTGGTGACGCCCTGGCCGTCGGTGCACTGGCGCACGGCCTCCAGAGCGGACCATCCCGCCACCGCCGTGGCGAACGCCGTGCCTGCGGTCTCTGAGCGGTCGGCCTCGGCCAGCTCGAAAACGCCCTCGTATGTGGCGCGCTCGGCGTCCTCGCCGCCCTCCCAGTCGTCAACCTCCAGCAGCTCGCGCAGCGTGGCGTTGTTCACCCACCTGGCGCGGGAATCGCTCATGGCCCTGATGTACGCCTCCGTGCGCTCCACGCTGTAGGAGTCCTCGACGTCGAGGGACGCCAGCGTGCGCTGCGCCTGCCTGCCCGATTGCCTCAGTGCGACGGGAAAAAGGTCGTCGGACAGCTCGCGGTCCCACCGCTCTGCGTCCCACCATTCCTCGTCCTTGGCTCCCAGCTTCGGCAGCACGGATGCTGCCTGGCGCTTGAAGAAGGCGCGGAAGACGTCGGCCATCTCCTCGGATTCCTCGTCTTCCGGCGCGGCCTTGTGGCTCTTCGGCGCGTCGGCGTGCGCCTTGCAGCAGGGCTCCGCCCCGTAGCGGACCACCGTGGGGTCTGTGTCGTAGGGGCTCGCGAGCCCTCCCGTTAGCACGTTCATCGGGACAACCAGCTCGTCCCCGCCGTCGATGGCGGGAAGGTCGAGCCTGGCCCTCGCCTCGTTGCGCGTGAGGATAGGCGCGCCCGTTGCCGTCTGCATGGCCTGGACCTGCTCTTCGAAGCTGCCGGCCGTCTTTATCGTTATGTCGTACGCTATGTAGTGGCTCGGCTGCTCGTCCACCATCGGAAGGAGGAACTGGTTGAGCCTGTCGCACACCTGCATCAGCATCGGGGCCAGCGTCTCGTTGTAGAGCGCCCTGGCGTTGTCCTTGGCGGATGCGTAGGTCTGCCCGCTGCCGGGCCAGATGAGCGCGGGGTTCACGTGGTAGACGCCCGCGACGTCCTCGCGGCCCAGCTTCTTGGCCATGTCCCATTGCGCGTCGCGGGAGTTGAACTGCACCTGCGCGATCTCCATGCCGTCCTCCAGGATGGGCATCCCGCCGCCCTCGGCGGCCATGTCGCCAGCCCACGAGTTGCGGAAGGTGTCGCGGAAGCGGTTGAAGGACGCATCGTCCCATTTCTCCACGTCCTTCGGGCGCTTCACGTACGCGTTGAATCGCCCGCCGCGCTGCCACATCTGCCTGCGGAAGCGGTTGGACTCGACCTGCTCGTAGAGCATGTCCTTCAGCGACTCGACGGGTGACGCGGCCCTCATGGGGTCGGTCGGGTCGTAGCCGTGGAAGACGATGCAGCTCTTCGCAGGCACCTCCAGCGGCCTGCTCATGCCCGAATGCGAGAGGTAAAGGTAGTCGGGATGGTAGACCGTGCCGCCGTAGTATCCGATGAGCCACGTCGCGGGGACGTGGCGGAGCTGCCATCCGCTCTGGCTGTAGTCGGGAAGCACCAGGCACACGGCCCGCCCGTACAGGTACAGGTCGGAGTAAATCGCCCTCTTCAGCTCGAACGGCGTGGAGTCCTCGTTGGGCCTCTGCATGAGAAGCGCGGCGGGGGAGTCCAGCACCCTCGGCCTGTCGTCGTTTGACACGCGGTCATGGACTTTGAGCGGCACCTGCGCCGCGTTGTCGGCCAGGTAGCTGACCACGGCCCGCAGGTTCGGCTGCGTGCGGTACAGCTTCGCCGTGTCGTAGTTGGCGACGGCGACGCCGTAGTACGCGCTGTTGTAGTACCAGCGCGGGCTCCAGCGCCGCGCCAGCTTGTCGATGATTCCCATCAAACCGTCCTAACTCCGTGCTCCATGTACGCGCTGCGGTACGTTTTGCTCTCCGTCCTTCCCGTGGATGCCAGCCCGTAGGCCATCGTGAGCGCCACCAGAGGCGATATGTCGGCCTCGCTGGCGCGCCTGTCCCACGCCCACGCGGAGTCGCCCATTGGGCGCGTCTGCGCCACCTGCGCCGCGTAGTCAAGCGCGGGCTGGGATATGTGGTGCAGGGGAACCGCGTCCCCCTCTTCCGCGCACACAGCGTCGTAGAACCGGCCGCACCATGCGCCCACGTCGCGCCCCTCGCAAAGCACCAGCTCCACGTTTGGGATGGCCCTCAGCTCGTCTATGTGGGACGAGACGGCGGCGCCTCTGCCCTGCAGGGCGACCTTCATCGGCCTGCCGTCCATCGCCAGCATCCTCAGCAGCCAGTCGAAGCCCGTGCGGTACGCCTCGACCTCGCCGTGCCAGTGGCCGTCATCGCGCCTGCCGACGAAGGCCAGCGCGGTCTTGGTCCTGTCGGCGCTCATGTCCACGCCCCACAGCAGCTCGGCACCCTCGGCCTCGCATGACTTCGGGTCGATGCCGCCCTCCCAGGCCCCTTCGGGGAACGGGGAGCGTGCCACGGACTCGACCCACTGGCAAAGGCACTCGGTGCGGAATACGGGCTCGGGGTCGGTCTTCAGCGCGGAGCGTATCGCGCGCTCGCCCATGAAGCCGTACCCTAGCGAGGGGTTGGCCTCGGCCCATCCATCGCGGTCGCCCAGGTCGCATCCCGGGCGCGCGCTCCACTCGAACACGGCAAGGCTGTCATCGACCTCCACGGGCTGCTCGTCGTCTGTCTCCGGTGATGGCATCGCGTCGAGCACCTTGGCGGCTATTCCGTCGGGGTCCCCGCGGTCCACGTCGGCCGTT